GATACTAAGACCGATACTAAGATCGATACTAAGACCGATACTGAAGCCAATGCGGATGCTAAGACAGATGCTGATGCGGGTGCTGATGCTATTACAATAGTCGATGCCGCAAATGTTGCGGACGCGCCAGTGAAAGTGATAGAAAAGAAGGTGGCAAAGGAAGCGGAAGCAGAAGCAAAAACAGAAATAGAATTCACTGGAAATGATACAGAGGTGGATACAACGCCTCCGCCTCCAGAAAATGCTGCAGAGAATTATGACGATGAGGTCATACAGATTTTAGATGATCCTCCGGAAGCGATGGATGAGTTTGAAGATATGGATATTACAGATTCAATTATTCCCATGGATTTTGAAGAAATAGCCTAAAGCAAACTGCGTTTTGCATATTGCAAATCGCGGATACCAGTCATTTTTATTTCCTTTATAGCGCCCAGAATGTCATCGCGCCTCTTACTACCTGCAATGATTTTAGGTGGCGTAGTTATTTCGAGCCTTGGTGCAAGTACAATGTATTTTCTAGAAGAGCGAGATCCATCTGTTAAGACCGTTTCGCGCGATTTTATTATTGGGGCCATAATGATGTTAATGATATTGCAGCTTCTCCCCGAATCATCCGAATATATGATTGGGATTGTGATGAGTCTCGCCCCTCTTTCTATATTTTCTTCAACTAGTTCTGGGCAGACGGGCGGGGGCGATTCAGAGATGGAAGTCAAAGTGGGTGTTCCGAACTTTTAGACCTGTGGCTATTTCTCTACGGGTACAAAGACATGCGGCATATGCCGCTTCGTATAAACCAGGAGTCCTGAGGCCCGTTTTGGCCCGTTGTAATATGCAATATAACTACGGACCGAATCGCCCACACGACACTCTTCTGGCATGGCCAAGGGGGGGTCACGCAGCCACCGATGCTCTAGTAAACCAGGAGGAGGATTTGCCTTGAGCCACAAGAGATGTGCATTACACGCATGAATGGACTTGGGCGAGAACCTATACATATGTTCTCGCACAAGGTCAAAAGCTAGGGCCAGCAGCCAGTTATAATGCGCCAAACTCTCCCGTACCCATTTCGTACAAGGATGATTTTTCGCATGAGATTTGTAGCCGCGGCGACCAGTTGAGGCGCACACAGGCGCGCCCGACTCAATAGCGGCTGCACCCCCAGTTTCATGATTCGCCGTGTAAAGCATCTGTGCCGATTCAAGAATCATTTTCACGACATGTTTATCGCAGTGCCACCGGGCACAACGACGTGTCTTGCGGCTGAGAAAGAAAATGTTCATTTGCTGTGGTACATTCGCCATAGTCGGCCAGTAAACTCAATTTTCAGCGACGGGGGGCCTAAACAAATAAACTCCATTTCTTGACATCTCCTACGTCAGAAGGATTCACTTGGAATCGGTCGAATGCGGGTTTAGAGAACTGGTGTGCTGGAATCGCCCCATGAACTTTCGCTGCAATATGTTTATACAAATCAAAATCGGGGAACCTCTCTTCGCCGGTAGCCTCTACAAGAACATTGCGGCCATCATCATCTATCATCCACGACCATAAGGCATTATACAGGGGCGAAACCGTTTCATCTACGACAAGATCTTTCTCGGAGCTGAGAGGTACCCCACCTTCTTTTACATCGGGGACATCTGGATAAAGGGCGTCAAATAGACTTACTGCCAAGCGAGATAAATCAAAAGAGGGATTCGGTGGCACTTCGACGGTTGGTCTCGGATGCAAGGGTTTGAAACAGTATTGCCCGTCTGCATCGTTTCCTGCTTTAAAATCGTCGCTAAAAAACAACTGGTCATTTATATTAAAAATGGCGCGACCAAAGTCAATAATACGAAACAGTCTTCCGTACGTTGGCACTTTGAAGACTTCGCCGCTCTGTTTTGTATAATAGAAGAACTCTTCTGTAGTTGTGATCCAGACAATATTATTCGTATGAAGATCATTATGAGTAAATCCAAACATAGTCTGTGCAACACTGAGTGCCGCGAGAACTTGAAATACCCATGCAGACCACGTAAGTTCCCAGAGCTCAGTTCCTGGCATGGTGCCGACGAGGGAATAGTCGTCTAATAGCGCATCCATGGTCCCTTCGTTTTGTTCAAGCCCAATCATCATTACAGGGAAATTTGAAATCTCGGAGTAAATCCCATATTTATCTTCAATAACGGAATCGTCTGTAGCGGTTAGAGCATCATCTCTATTATTGCGCCCATCGGTCTCTTCGGTAAATGAAATATCAGACATTTTATCGGAATGGATCGACACCTCCTCGTCATCAATAGAAGACACCTCAATCTCTTCTTCGTCAGATGATTCTGTATCCGAGTCTAGCTCAGATGGCTCCCGCAGAATATCGTCTAATACATCTTGGGGGACAACTTTATTGCTATTTTTGGCATCAGTCACATGCAGCTTATATAGTCCACGATTCTGGCCATGCCAGAACCATCGAGTATTTCTGAAACTTTGAAACTCCTCAGTCAAATTGTATCGATATTTATCGGCGGTTGCGCAGAATGCGCCATAGAACTGGTTAAAATGAGGAGAGATGCCGGTATCACGAATACGACCGAGTGCATAGGATGCAATACTCTCTACGTATGCTTGATTTGACTGATCCTGCAGCTTTGTCCAGGCAGATGTCCATGTTTTAGAGTGTCCTGGAAGGCCTGCTTGTTGCGGTATACTGTATTCACCCTTCATCCATCGAATAGGATCCAGGAGATGCGTTACTTTCAAAAATGCAGGCCGTTTAACTCCGGAGATATCTTCCACGGATGAATCATTATTTTCAATGAGTTCCACTTCGCATGCACCGAATGTTCCAGAAATATCTAGAGATACCATTCTGTATTTGGAATCTAGCCAAATATGTTTGGCGTGGTGTTTGGTGATTTTGAATATCTTTCCGAGAGTCGGAAAATATGTTTGAAGTCCGGAAAACCCACGAATATTACGAAGTTTATTAGACATAACTGCCGTTTTAAAGCGTGGTGCAGGCAGATTAATACCCCGGAGCGTAGTATCCATTCTTACTGGGAAGTGTAAATGATGTATGGGGGTAAAACGCGAAATGAAAAAGGTATAACTTAAACAGACTACTATGGCATCTGCGGTGAACGTATCATTGAAAAAGTTTGACATGAAAAAGATTCCACAGGATGCCGTGGTGATTTTTATCGGCCGCAGACGCACAGGTAAATCGACGCTTGTGCGCGACCTCCTTTTTCACCATCAGGAAATGCCACTGGGCACGGTTATCAGTGGTACCGAGGAATCCAACTCCTTTTATGGAAAGATGATTCCACCTCTCTTTATTCATGGTGAATACTCTCCGATTGTTCTAGCCAACTTTGTGAAGCGGCAAAAGATGATCATGGCCCGCATTCAACGGGAGCTGAACGGGGGGGGAGGAGGCGCCGCTAGATCACGCCTTGATCCCCGTTCCTTTATGATTCTGGACGACTGTATGTACGACGACAGCTGGACACATGACAAAAATATTCGTTATCTTTTTATGAACGGTCGTTGGCTGAAGGTGTTCTTTATCATTACGATGCAGTATCCGTTGGGTATTCAGCCGGCTCTCCGGACGAATGTGGACTTTGTCTTTATTCTCAGAGAGCCATACGCAAACAACAGAAAGCGCATTTATGAAAACTATGCTTCCGCCTTCCCCTCCTTAGAATTTTTCTGTCAAATCATGGACCAGTGTACACAGAACTATGAATGCCTCGTGATTGACAATACGAGCCAGTCTGCGAAGCTGGAGGACTGTATTTTCTGGTACAAGGCCGATATGCACGGAGAGTTCCGTATTGGAGCTCCTGAGTTCTGGCAGCACTCGGCGAACTACTACAGAGACAAGGAAGAGGAAGACGCGAATCAATATGACCCGAGCAATGCTCAGCGCCTCAAGGGCCCCAAGATTGCTGTGAATAAGAAGTTCTAGACGTTGATGTGGACCGAAGGAGCACTTATTTTAGCACAACACGGTAGGAAATGTCACCGGAACTATATAGCGTACTATTGCTTGGATGCGTGGCAATAGGACTTCTTGTTATGGATAGAATCTATAGAATAAATCCATTCTTGATGAAGGAGGGATTTGTTTCAGGAGGCGGTGCATATAGACGATGTGGAGTGGATCACGCCCCCTGCCCTTTTGGGACACGATGTATGAATGGAATCTGCAGCAATCCGGTTCAAGCTCAGCTATTAGATAGAAATCCCCTTCCGGTTCTACCGGCTGCACTGAGTGTATTACCGGGCCCCGAGCCTCCTGCTCCCGCGTCCACTTTACCATCTTCGTGGGGTATCGTGATTTCTTAAGCGCCTACTTTTGTATTTGACGGTGCACCTCTAAGGGGGCGCACTTATTTTAGCACAACACGGTAGAATGAGAGTTCGCGGTGGCTACGGATTAGTAGGATTGGTGCTCGTATTAGTTATGGCAGTTACTGTTCTACCTTTTGTGCGCCGCGTTTTTGCGCCTAGTTTTCCAGAAGGGTTTCAGGCAATGGCATCTGCAGTAGGAATGGATACGCTCCGTTCCGACTGCAAGGGTGTGTTATGCAATGAGGGAGAATTCTGCCAACAGAATGTCTGCCGCCCTTGGTACCCCACAGAGTCAAATACATATTTTCCAGATAAGTAATGTTTATTGCTCTAAGCGTTTCAAATATTAAACATATTTCGACAAATCGTGATATGTTTAATATAGTATTACCGTCACAGGCGCTTACTGCGTTTCACCAGAAACATCCACAACCTCTGGCGTAGCAGGTGCGGCCATTTTTCGCGCCATAGCTAAATCGGCCGGCCCCTCATTGCCGAACATTCCAGCAAAGTTCTCCGGAGGCGTATTACCCGACTCGATGGTCGTCACCGTATCCTTCGACTTAGAACCAATGCGACGCTCCCTTTGAAACGCCTCCCGACTTTCCTCATTCTCTTTATAGTTCTTCATCAACGTATTCAACTGGTCCTCGGCGTACTCCTGCTCAGAAACCTCTGCAGGCTCCGGATCCCAAGGAAGCCATTTCCCAACCTCTCCGACAAAAATATTATGCAGGGTATCCTGTCGCTGAAGCTTTTTCGAGCGAGCCACCGCCTCCGCCTGCGAGGCATACACGCCCCGGACTTTTAGCCCACGAACAGTTGTCCGGAACTCATTCTTTGCGTAGAACTCGTCCTCCAACTTTGTCTTATTCACATACATGTAATCGTCGTAAATGTCCTTCAGATTCGACTCCTTCAACTCCTTCTCATTCGCCTTCACAAAGTTGTGAAAAGAATCCATTGTCGTGTCCACTCGTATTTTGGATTTACGACAGATGTCGGCAGCGCCGCTGAGATCCTTCGCATCAAGTGCATCTGCCTCCGCATCCAACTTTGCGTTTATATCTGACATGGTATTCATCAAATACTTCTCAAGATTCTTTGTGCGACTCTGAAACTCATACATCTTAAGAAACTTATCGAATATAAACAAACTCTTATCCTTCAGAACTTTCTCCGGACTTAGAAAACTGAGGAGACAAAACTTCTGTCCGGTAATCTCTGCGTCCTCCTCAAGGAAATCCTCGCGCTCAGTTGCCATTCTGGTATAAGATACTACATCTACTTTAAATGGAAATACGCGGGAGTTTGCCAAATAGGCCAAAAAGGCAGTTTATCTATAAAAAAAATACCTTATGAATATAGAACTATGAATCCCACTTCCGAAGTACTTAACCGTGTGATAAAGTATTTGGTGGAAGGTATGTTTGTTGCCATGGCGGCGCTCTTTATCCCCCGTCACCGCCTGCCCATGGATGAGATTCTCACGCTGGGCGTGGTCGCTGCGGCTATCTTTGCCATTCTGGATGTCGTGTCCCCGAGTATCGGCGCTACGGCACGCCAGGGTGCAGGGTTTGGGATTGGCGCAAACTTAGTAGGATTCCCTGGTGCAAGGCTCTAAGGCGCAGAAAGACGTATCGCAAACGGGGCTAGATGAGATTCTAAGTGGCTGGGCTTCCCCCGGAACGTATCATACCAATCATATTGCCGAGTATGATTTTCAGACACTACGGATAAACTGCCAGCTCAAATCTTCACAAATCTTCTCCCAGATTTTATCCTGGATATAGAGTTTGTCGCGATTTTTCAGCAGCGGAAACGAGGGCAGATACTCGTCAAGGTCTAGCAGTTCACAGAACTTGTACAAGACATAGGAATAGGATAGGAAATTGCTCCGGTCCTTGGGGCAGTTCTTCTGAAACGACGGCTGAATCTCTTTGAACATATACCGCAGCTTTTCCTCGACTTCACGCGTCATTACAGGTGCATTCTGCCCATTTAGACGATTTATAATATGAGGCACATGTTCATAATATTTATTGAACTTCAGTTTCTTAAGGATTTCTCGGACTTTCTGGCGGGCCAGAGTTCGATAATCAAGAATACGTTCCTTCTTGAGTTCCGCGCAAATAGCCTCATACACTTCTTGAGGAATCTCTGTGGACTCTTTTGCCTGAAACTGCGCCAGCCATTCATTAAAGTGGTTAATACGCTTATATGCGTAGTAACTGACCTCCCTGGGAGGATCTTTATAGCTTGGCTTATCCGAATCGACAAGAATAAACTGTTGGTACCCACAATCGGTACAGGTAAAGATTGCCTCATTTGCACTGAAAATCATCTCTTTATCACATTCAGGGCACTCGCCATAGGAATCTGTTTCTTGCACGCCACTTCCGCGCGCATGCTCAGGATGCACCTTTTGCAAATACTGTTCAAGAAGTTTATCCCGACGAAGCAGTTCCCCCTGTACCGGCAACAGTGTAACGCTACCAGAAGAAACAATCGACAGAGATTCCGTTGCAGCCGCAGTCTCTAGCGCGGCCAACACAGAACCCTGTTTTGCTTTTGTTTGGCGTTTAACTGAATGGTCATCACCGCGCTGTATTCTTTCTTGCACTTCATAATATTTATATAAA